AAGGGCAAGAACACGGGCCGACCTTTGTCCGCCAAGCATCGGGCCTCGATCAGCGCCGCGATGCTGGGCAACAGGAACGGAGAGGGTGGCAAGGGGATACCGAGGGCCACCTGTTGGCTAGGCCGCAGGCACACCCCCGCAGCCCTGGCAAAAATAGGAGCCGCTAGTCGGGGTCGTGTGCACTCAGCCGAATCCCGCGCGCGGGTTAGCGCGGCGCTTACGGGTCGCACGCTTAGTCTTGAGACCCGCGCGAAAATCAGTGCAACAAAGCGAGGGGCGGCTTAGTGTTCTATATCTGGGGACAGGTATTTCCCGAGGATTTTGACCTCGAGACCTACCAGGTAGACACGGAGGCAGACGCCACCGTGCCTCAGGTGGTCGCGGACGCGGTTTGCGCCGAGCTGGTCAAGGCCCTTCGCTGGTTCCATGACCCGAGCGACCAGTATCTGGGTGATCCTACGGTTCGGGTTATACCCGACGATGAGGTTCGAGAACGCATCCAGGGCGCACAGGACGGCTACCACAGGGAGGCTAAGAACAGAGACGGCCTGGAATACGATATTACAGCCCTGCCGTTCGCGCGGCAACGAGCCTGGTGCGAGCGAGTCGAGAGAATCTGGACGGACTGGCTGGCGGCCCACCCTGAGTGGAAGTATGACCCCGAGCAGGGGTTGATTCACAAAGAGCGAGGATTCGTCGGCGGCCCAGACGGGTTGCAGGCGGTAGAAGACTGGATGGACTGGATCGCCCTGAGTGGCAATCCAGGGGTAGCATAAGGAGGACAGCAATGGCGAAACCGGCGAGAGTGGTTCAAGAGGGCAGTCTAACACTGGCCGATGTGATGGCGGAAACGTCCGGCGTCAAGGAACTGGTCATTCGGGTAGGAGACAAGACCGGCACGATAGTCTACCGTGACCTGTCGTTCTGGGAGCGCAACCTGGCGCTGAGCGCCGCTACGGAGTACTACTCGGACGAGGCGGGGAACATGCGCACCAGGTTTCATCTTGAGTCCTACTACGAGGAGTGCCTGAAGCGCATGATCGAGCAGGCCCCATTTACCATTAACCTGATTACCCTTCGTGGCATGAGCCGTGAGGTAGGCGATCAGTTGGTGACAATAGTGCCGCATCCGATGGACTGGGCAGCCAAGGCTGAGGCAACAAAAAAAGAGTAGAGGGCGCACTCACAGCGCGCTACCTCAGTCCGAGTGACGGACTGATTGCTCGCAAGGCGGTGGAGTTCGCCCTACTTCAGGTAGGCATTCCGTATGCTGACTTGAAGGCGATGTCAGAGGATGACGTCTGGGCATACTTCCACATCAACCGATTTGCTCAGGAGAAGCAGCAGGCTGAGGCAGACGCGAGGCGATAACTAATGGCTGACGAACTGAACGCAGGCGGAGACGAGGGCGAAATCAAGGTCAAGATGATCTTGAGCGCCGAGGACTTCGCGCGAGTCCTCGAGCACATGCCGAGCCCCCTTACAGTTGAGGCGGGCGCAGCAGGTGGTACCGGCGCGGCAGGCAGCACTGAGGCGAAGACTCGGGGCATACCGATCAACCTTGAGAAGGCCGTTCGGACTAGCCCTACCTTCATGTCCATATTCAAGCCGGTTGCCGCCATGATGGGGATCAACCTTGGCATCCAGGGTATCCTGGCGTCCAGCAGGGTGGCCCAGAGCTATCTCGGCGCAATGGGTAAGATGTTCGGGGCCGCGATTGATCTCCTCATGATGCCCTTCATCCCGCTCTTCAACGCGATCCTGCTAGGCGAGTCCATGCTGATCCAGTGGTTGATCACGTCCGGTCTGCTGGAGGCGATAAGCAAGGGCGTTCTGGACTTCATGGAGTTCGTCAAGACCGATATCGGGCCGCACCTGAAAGACATGTGGACGGCGTTGCAGAACTGGGACTGGCAGGGAGTCGCGGACGCTATCGGGGCAGTATTGATAGTAATGGGCCAGAAGATTGTCGGGGCGATCGACGAGAAGATGGGCGGGCCAGGTAAGACCCTGCAGCAGTGGATGGGCAACATTCCTGTTGTAGGAGACCAGGCCTCGCGTGCGGGGGCAGGGTTCCAAGCTGTTGTGGGCGAGGCGGTAAAGAGGTCAAGTCCGCTGGGCTTCCTCTCAGACATCAAAGACACATTCGGTGGGATTGAGGGGATCGGGCGGCTAACCGAAGGCAAGCTACCAACTGGTGGTCAGGCGATGTCGGCACTTAATGTCTTGGCACCAGGAGTCGGTTCTGCAACGCGGATAGTGCAGAGCGTCCTCGGCGGTGGAGGGGGCGGAGCGGCTCCACCCGCACAGACGGGGAGTGTAGACGCGCGGGTCTACAACATCACCCATAACAACCAGATCAACGGCGCGGGAGACCCTGTAGCGACTGCGAAGGCCATCAGAGAAGAAGAGCAGCGGCGGGCCGCCGACGCGGGCAGGGAAGGTAAGTAATGGCCGACCTATCCGGCGTAGACATTAAACTCCAGACCCCAGGAGTGTATGGCGGATGGGTAACGCGGCGGCTGCACGTCGAGAGGATTCAGATCGTTCCTAACCGCAACCCCTCCGTCAATCCCATGCCGATGGTTAACAAGGCCACGACCGGCGAGCCGGTTGCCTTCGTCCTTGACCTCGGCATGATGAGCGAGGGTATCCGGCTGGAGGGCATCGTCTACGATAGCCAGTCAGAGGTGGGCTTCGTGCCCGAAGACATAGACAAGAACGATACGTGGGCATCATGGCCGGAGATCGAGACCATCTTCCGGACGAGCTGGAAGAACTACGATATGGGTCTGGAGCCCGTGAACGCCTCGACACTGATCCTGGCGATGGACAACCCGTCGTGGGTGAGTTTCACGGTTCTACTGGCGGAGCTAACCCTGACCCGTGTGGGTGCAAAACCCTATTGGAGCTTCGTGATGCTACTGAACGTGATAAGGTGGGGCTAGAATGACTGCTGAGGGCTACGAGGTTGTTCTGATCACCCCTGGAACCTTCCCGCAGTTCTGGCTGCGCACGGAGCAGTCCGTTCACCAGTTAAGCCGTCCGATCTCGGTCATGCCGATGCCTGGCGTCTACACCAACGGAACGCCCCGCGCGTTCGCCATCGACTTCGGAGAGATGGCACAGACCATCACGCTCAAGGGCATTATTGAGGACGTGACCCAGGGCTACGGCCTGGTGACGGTGTGGCAGTTGCTGGAGAGCATCCGCAAGTCATGGAAGGACTTGATGGTGGCCTACAACGCGGCAACGAACCCGCAGTATACGGTTATGCTGACTTACTGGAAGCGAGACGGGCAGGTTATCACCTACAAGACCGTGTATATGGGCGGCCAAGTAGAGAAGACAGCGGGCCGGACGTTCTGGGACTACTCCCTGACGTTTGCGGTCATCGCCTGGCCGCCGACCTAAGCGAGGACGTGATATGTCTAGGATGCCTCTAGTCCAATACGGCGAGGGCGGAGCATACCCAGGAGCTTGGTACGATCTCGCGCACGTTTACCGAGTCAAGGTGGAGTATCTTTCTAACCACCCTAGTCAGATAACGGTAGAGTGCGGGGCCACGGGCGGCACGCCGCCCGCGCTACTGTCGTGCATCCGTGTGAAGGACATGAACTGGGGCTCGGGCGCGGGGATGTTTTCGGGCCGGATTGACGAGGTGAAGCCTATCCACCAGACCGGCGTGGGCCACATCTGGCAGATACGTGCTAGGGACTATCTGGCAGCGCTGGCCGACAATACCGTAGGCCATCCGATGAACAACGGCTGTGCGGGGTGCATGCCCGCTGACGCCTCAAACACCTACGTTCCGAACTGGAGAATGGGTATCCCTGGCGTAAACACGGGGTGTGGGTCTGGTGAAGACCCTAGTAGTGCATATAATGGCTGCGGACGTCCGCTCTACGCCGTGATGGTCGCGCTAGCTTTAAGCCCTCGTCACGCATTCGCTGCACACACGCCGACGGATGGCATCGATACCTTTTCTAGTTACATCTCGCCAGACTACCTGCATGCCCCCACGAAGACGATCCTTCAGACGATTCAGGAGCTTGCCGACACCGGCACCTGGACTGACAACTCTCGGCGGCGGCGGATGGGGTGGGACTTCCGGCAGGGACTGTGGGAGTCCCCAGCTCGCTTCGTTGTGTTCCCGCGCGGGAGAAACGCGTGGGCGCTCAACCAGAACATCGTCTGGGCCTGGAAGGAGCACGGTGCGAATCGCGTGACGATCACCGACTACCAGGTCTTTGACCACTCTTACGACGTCTACACGCGGGCCTACGCGATGGGCACCGGTGACGTTTCGGGGCTGGAGTCTACGGCCAACGTCGAGCTGTTCGGCCAGATCACACCTGGTGACGCAAACGATACTTACCACGAGAGCTACAACAAGGAAAACTACTGGAACCCCAGCGAAGGCTACTTCCGCGTCCAGCGCGATGCCAGCGAGGTGCGGATAGGGGAAACGACCAAGGCCAATCTGACGCGTGTGGCACAGGCCAAGTTGCAGGCCGATGGCGCAGCCTTTGGCTACACAGGCCGCAAGATGACGCTGACCACTGTAGGCTACCCCCGTGACGCCTATGGCGATCCGCCATTGCCTGGCTACTTGATCTACGTTCAGGGCATACCTGGCATCTCGGCGCAGTTCTTCGTTGTCAACCGTTTGACGTATCAAGCGCCGGAGGGCATTACAACTGTCGACCTCGGCTTGCCGCTCAATGAGTACGGTCTGAAGTTGGCAGCGCTTCAGGCCGTAGCCCGCCAGGGGATTTCGGGGCAGCACTACGTTAGTCCTTGGTGGAATACCCTGTCCGAGCAGGTCGGTAGCTCCGACTACGGGTTCTACCATCACTTGGGGGTCATGCCCCGAAACGTTTACGTGCAGATCGCCAAGATAAACAACGCGGCTTCCTGCGGCGGTTGCCACAACCACGGCTACGAGGTCAACTCGGAGTGCCTGTTCAAGAACACCATCTCCACCGCCCCCACGATGTATCGCGAGGAGGACGGGCGCTGGGTGGGATACGGAGTTATGGATGCGCACAAGGACTACATCAAGCTTCGGTGGGCACACTTCATGGGCTACTCGGCGTCAGAGGCATGGAACACAGGAGACCAGACGCGCGGGTGGTTGGAGCTAGGATGGGATACCGCGTTCCGGATTATTGTGGAGGCATAAGATGCCAGGTCAAAACTACATCAGGGTGACGGTGACCGGAGTGCAGCCAGGGACATGCCCGTGTTGCGTCGGCGGAGACGTCGCTCGCATCCTGGGCTCGACTGCCGATTGCATCTGCGCGAACTTCGTGGGGAAGCTCAAGAAGCACGCCCAGCGGGGCCTGCCCGCCTATCACACCTGCCTGCGGGATATCACTGGACGCGGGCGGCTGTTCATCTACATGCTCCAGAAGGACATTCTACAGGTGGAGTTGACGCTGCTCGGTGCACCGGCCCCTCGGGAGATGATCGATATCGCCGAGCTTCTGAAAGGCCTGGGGGAGGGCATCACCGCGACCTTTGACGAGGTCGGCTACACCGCCGAAGAGCTAATCCATCCGGCGGAGGAGCACTATGACGGGCCTCCGATGCCGCTGCAGAACGGCCTGGTGACTCCGGAGGAGCGGTTGGCCCACACCCTGGCTACCGGCGAGCTATATAGCGGGCCGGAAGAGACTAGAGAGGCGCGTCCGCCGAGGCCGGTGCCGGAGTCGCTTAAGGGGCACCGCTAAGATGGCGTTCTACGGCCTGGCCACCCAGGTAGCGGGGCCGTCTAACAAGGCTGTTGCCGGTAGCTACCCCACTAGGATCGGGCTCTACATATTTCAGACGGACAAGGACGACGCCCAGACGCTCGCCGACCTGATGCGCCCGAGCTACAACCTGGCGGATGTTGGGGCATTCTACGTGGCACACTTCATAGTCTACCTGGATGGGCGCGTAGAGCAGGCCTATGATACCGACGTCAAACTCGTCTCGTGGCCGGAAAAGGGCGGGGAAGAAAACGTGTGGATCGCCGTGTCCGGCCTTGCCGCCGATGACCCTCCGCAAGTGCAGTGGGCAGCTCTGCTTGGGCTTGTCCGGTGGCTCTACTCGGTGGTTGCGCCCAATACCGTCATAGAGCACAAGCTCAACGTGCGCGGGGATATCCAGGTGGAGGAGCCCTAGATTGATACACACCTTTGCCGCGATGACCGATCGCTTCCCTATCCAGTTTCCCTCTCCTGGGGTATTCGAGCTGCAGCAGCCCGTTTACTACAAGTACCACACCAACAACTACTTCGGCGCGCCTGGCTATGTCACATGCGGCGGGCACACCGGAATTGATTTTACCTACATCAGTGGGACTGATCTGAGCGTTTTCTCTGCGACATGGTGCCTATGGAGCCCAGGGGTGAATAATCTGAAGTGGCAAATGAACGCCCTGGTCAAGAAGACGGCCTACGACGCCCACCACGGCAACTACGTTATCCTGCAGCATATCCACCCAGGCTTCGGCTATATGATAGAGACGGAGTACTCCCACTTGATGAATATTGCGCCCAACGTGGTGATGGGAGCCTGGATCGATTTCTACCAGCCTATCGGGGAGATCTGCAACGGCTACTCCGCAAGTTGTGGCGATACGTGGACAGGGATGCACCTTCACTTCGAGGTTCGTGTGAGGCTAGCGGATGGGGCTGCCTCCTCTATGCTGCATAGGCCGAACGGCCAAGAGGTGACGGTGGCCGACGTGAGCTACGATGACGTCCTCGAGCCGATACTAGGTGGAAACCTCTATCTCGAGCCCCCCGCCGGTGGGTGTGCTCTTCTAGTAGACCCGAAGAACCCAGAGACAACGACCTTTCGGGGCCGTGTGGTCAATATTCCCCTGGTGCGGACGTTTCCCGATGCCGATTGACTTCCCTCAGCTAACGGCGCAGGCACAGTCTCCGGTCACATTCGGTAGCTACTCCATACCGTGGGACTGGTGGATTGCCTTGTATGACTTCGTGCGTTCGGCAGGTCATGTAGCCTACCCTGTTGCAAACCCGATCGGAGGCACGGCTGACAAGATCATCACCTACCTGGCCATCGGCGCGGCGGAAAGCGGCTGGCGGGTAGACGCGGACGGCGCGTATGTCTGTGACTGCTGCTCTTGTGGCGAGTGCGGTAACTGTGATATGTGCTCACCTATCTGCGACGGCGGGACGAAGACCCCGTATCAAAAGGCGCAAGAGCACTACTATGGTTTGGCCTACACCTCTCACGGCCCGTTCCAGCTAAACACGTGTGGGGGGCAGGCAAGCGCGTGGATGTGCGTGCCTGACGAACTTCATGATCCGTCTACCCATCTCTTGATCGCGTTGCCGCCCATTCGCGATGCAATCAACCGCTACTGGGTCGAGAACGGCGACTGGCGAGCGAACGTCTGTAACGTTGCAACGGGCAGCGGGCACCCTTGCTCTCCTCCAGGCTGCATCCCTTGCTCCGAATACCGCATCCAGAACATAGAAAACTGCTTTCTTAACATGGCTGACTCTGTTAAGGCTTGGCTGCAGGGGAGCACTCCTCCATCACCAGTTGATCCTAACTGCGAGCCGAGTCCTATGCCAGAGCTACCCGCAAACACAACGTCTGTGCGGCCCATGCCTCTGCTGCCGTCGGATACGCCTTCGCCCAGGCCTATGCCTCCGATGCCTAACGAGGGCGGGCCGTGCTCAGGCGGCGGCGGCGGCGCGCCATCCGGCCTAGTGTGGCAATGTCCGCTACAGGGCAGTTTTGCCGTGAGCCAGCGCTACGGAGAGTCCTTTCGTGCCTACTATTGCACGGGGGCGTTGCCAGACTGTTCGGGCGGACGCTGTAGCGGCGGCCACTCGGGAGTAGACCTGGACTGCTTCGGTGTGAATATGAGCATCTATCCGGCGGCGGGCTGGGCGGACGGCACCACCAAGGTTTATGTAGCCCGCGTGGGATATGATGATTCTTGGGGCAACCACGTCGTCCTGCGCCATGCAGATAACCGCTACACCGCGATGATCGAGACCGCCTACGCGCACCTTAGCCAGGTCTTTGTGACACAGAATACGTGGATTGATTGGACGACGAGTATCGGGCTCACCGGCACGACCGGATACTCCACGGGCATCCACCTTCACTTCGAGGTACGAATGGCTTACTTGCCAGACCTTCTGTGTGGGTGTATCGACGAGGCCTGCGCCTTTCGGCGCAACCCCGCCTTCTACGTGCCCTGTGTCGTGTAGAATGTCTAAGAGAGGCACCCACCCCCACATTCTGTGCTGGAGGGGGCGTTACCGGCCACACAGGGCCGGAGGACTGGAACCTGGGAGGCATCCATGGCTAGATTAGAAGCACCAGACTACTTCCCCTATCGCCTATTGATCTTCAACGCGGATGGGACGTTCACCCTGCGCAGTTTCAACGACAAGGTGGTGCGCGACCGCGAGGCGAGGATGCTGCCGGATGGCACTCCCGCGCTGGCGGTTGATGTGACCTTTGTGGTCAACGGGGGAGACTACCCCTCTGGCCTAGCCGAGCCCCCGCGAGTTCGACCAAAATCCTTCATCAAAAGCCCCAGGCGGCTCCGCTAGTCGTGCTATAATACGCTCGTAAAACCACGTTTCAGCTATGGAAGGAGGCATCCTGGTGAGACTGGCTTCAGTTGTGCCCGTGAAGGGCACGACCTTCGAAGAGGCGCGGGCAGCCGCGCTGAGCAACCAGCCTACTTACATCACTATCCCGCGCAGCGAACTGCGCATGGACTCACAGACCGGCCATATCCTCGCGGGCGACTTCAACGGCCCTGCGACCGAGCTGGCCTTGTCCAAGCTACTCCGGCCTACCGGCCTGCCCCTGCGCTACATCGCCCAGGCCCCGAGCGACCTGGCGGCGCACAACTTCAACTACTGGTTCCCTCGGCAGCGGGGGAGTATCAAGCTGGCTGTCTCGAACGGTGCGATCGTCGGCGCGATGAAGGACAGCTACACCCCGATCTCCCACTCGCGGCTGGTCGAGCGCGCCGAAGAGTACGTCGGGCACTACCCACAGCTCGAGACGCCGGTGCTCAAGGAATTCATCCTGCGCAACGAAGACCTGCGGCTGCGCATCACCGCTCCGACAGCGGAGGCGCGCGTGACGCCAAAGGTCGGCGACATCATCGAGTGTGGCATCGACCTGATCAACCACGAGTCCATCAAGGGCTACCTGGATGTTCAGGCCCTGTTCTACCGCCTGGTCTGCTCGAACGGCGCGGTGACCCACGATGTGGGATTCGCCAAGCGCGCGCGGCAGATCGGCTGGCAGGATCACGACGCAGTCCTCGATCGTGCCTTCGAGTATGTCGAAGAGGCCTACGGCATCGTGGTGGCACGGGCGCGCGTCTTGCCTGAGATGGCAGACATGGCGCTTCCGTCGTTCGCGCTTGCTGAGGGCGACGAGGCTGACGAGGCCCGCAAGCCCTGGCTGCGAGACGTTCTCCGGCTCGGGCGTATCCCACGGAGACTGGGCACCGATTTGATCGAGGCCCTGCACAGCGAAGACGCCACCATCTATGGGCTCTACAACGCCTTGTCTCGCCTGGGGCGGGACTCCGCGAACCCCCACCTTCGGCTGAAGTGGGAGACGGCAGCGGGAGCACTCATGTCTCCGGCCACGGCGGCGCGGTTCGCGGTCACCAGCAACTAACGAGCGAGGGGCAGTGCGCAAAAACGAATTCGAAGCCCCCTCCCTATTCGATACCAACGAGTTCAGGGCGAAGCAGGCTCGGACTCGGCGGTCTCGCGTTCTGGACATGTCCGAGCTGGCGGCGACCATGGACGGGAATCCCTCCTGCCGTCGTTGCCCGCTGTGGGACGGGTGCAAGCACGTTTGCATCATGGGCGAGGGGCCAGTCCCCTGCGACGTCGCCGTGATCGGCGAGTCACCTGGGCCTGATGAGGACAAGGCAGGGCGTGTCTGGGTGGGGCCAGTCGGCCAGTTCCTACGCAAAGCGCTAGAGGAGGTGGGGCTGCCTCCGGATCAAGTCTACCTGTCAAACGTCCTCAAGTGCAAACTCAAGACATCAGACGGGAAGCGCATCCCGCCGACCGCCAAAGAGGTCAAGGCCTGCAATCCCTACTTGCAGGCAGAGCTGCGGGAGGTCAACCCTCGCTTTGTTATCCTCCTGGGCGACGAGGCCCTTAGGGCCTTGACAGGGAAGGGGAAGATCACCTCGGCGCGGGGCGGAGAGATCTACTATGAGGACGAGGATCGCACCTTCCTCCCGACCTTTCACCCCTCTTGGGTGATGCGGGATCAGCGCAGACTAGATAGATTCTGGGCTGACCTCGAGAAGTTCGTTCGGCTGATCAAGGGTGAGGTTCCTGCTCAGGACATCGTGACCCGACACGTCCTAGACGCGGATACCGCGATGGAGTGCCTCGACGCGCTCGGGCAGGCAGCCGTGATCGCGGCGGACATTGAGACGACCGGCCTGGTCGACTATCGGCCAGGGGCACGTATCCTTAGCATCGCCTTGTGCGGAGACGGCAAGACCGGATGGGCGATTCCGCTTGACCACCCTTACTCGCCCTGGATCGGGGATGCACTCGATGCACTCTACGAGGAGATCTTCCGCCTGCTCTATGAGAAGCAGGTCACAAACCACGCGACGAAGTTCGACCTTCGCTGGTTGGCGCGGCTCAGGGGATTCGATATCTGGAAGATGGCTAAGCATCCCCGCGACACCAAGGTGATCTCCCACCTACTGAACGAGAACGAGCCTAAGGGACACCACTTGAAACAGATTGTCCGCGACGAGCTTGGCGCACCCAACTACGCGGCGGACGTTGACTTCAAGGAGGGCATCGGCCCGTGCACGATACGGGGCGACCCGTTGTCTCTCGGCGACCTTCTGGACTACAACGCGCAGGACGCGGTCTGGACGCACCGCTTGGATAAGCTGCAATACGGACGCCTACTCGAGCACCCTAAGCTGGCGCGACTGCACAACATGGTGTTGCTACCCGCTTATCGTGCGCTCATCGAGATGGAGCTGAACGGAGTCTACGTCGACCCCGACCGACTGCCCGAGCACGCGAACGACCTGCGGAAGTTGCTAGGTGTACTGCAGCAGCGCATGTTCGAGGAGTTCGGCGTCAAGCTGGAGCAACTGCGCAACCAGGCCTTCCTTATCAACTGGATTTACGGCCCGCCGCCGAGTGGCCAGGGCGTTCCGATCACGGAGCGGACGGAGAAGACTAAGCGGCCTGTAGTCTCCGAAAAGAAGCTGGCCTACGATCGTGAAGAGTATCCGGCCATTGACCTCTATCTCGACATCAAGGAAGTCCAGAAGCTGTTGGATACGTATCTGGGGACGGAGCAGGTAGGCACCAAGACCAAGAAGGTGAAGGGCTGGCCGAAGCTGATCGATCCCGACACGCATCGGCTCTACCCCTACTACAATCCGTGGGGAACCGTGACGGGTCGTGCGTCGGCGGAGAAGCCCAACGTCCAGCAGACGGCGCGTGACCCGCGCGTCCGGTCGGTGATCTGCGCACCACCTGGCTACAAGCTAGTGTCGCTTGACTACGCCCAGATCGAGTTGCGGGTTGCGGCAGCGATGTGGGATGACGAGCCCTTCCTGCGGACGTTCGCTATGCCCGACGACGATCCTCGGGGTGATCCCCACCGCATGGGCGCGGCGGACGTTCTAGGGATACCGCCCGAACAGGTCACGAAGGAGCAGCGCAACCGTGTGAAGGCGCGGCACTTCGGCTACCTCTATGGGATGGGTGCACCCAAGTATCAGGGATACGCCTTCCGCAACTACGGCGTCAGGCTGACTCTGCCGGAGGCGGAGGAAGACCGGCGTGTGTTCTTCGAGCAGCACCCAGGCGTGGTGGAAGGGCACGAACTGCAGCGCAGGCTGGTGCGCGAAGACAAGCAGGTCGAGTCATTACTCGGGCGCATGAGGCACCTACCAGATATCGACTCGTCGGATCGGTCGGTGTGGGGCTACACGGAGCGGCAAGCAATCAACTCGCCGGTGCAAGCCACCGCTAGCGACTTCACCTACTGGAGTATGGGGCGAATCTACACGCCGGAAGTTCTCATCACGCTAGGATTGTCTGGTATACTACCACGTGACGAAGTCCGGATAGTGGCCTGGATTCATGACGCGCTTCTGTTCGAGATTCGGGAGGACGTGGTCGACTACTACGTGTCGATGATCAAGCAGGTTATGGAGCATCTGCCTCTGCTGGAACTGGACTCCTCAATATGGTTCCCTGTTCCTCTGAAGGTGGATGTTGAGATCACGCGCTGCTGGGGAGACCAACATGAGTGACGACATCGTTGACAAGCTAGTCGCGGAAGGGCTGCGCGAGCGAGAGGCTCACCCTGAACTGGGCGAGCGCCCTGGCCAAGACGAAGAGGGATACGTGCGCTGCGAGCACGGGCACATGGGGCCACTGATGGCTATCGATCCGTCGGTGGACTTCGACGGCCCGAAGGGGGAGTTCAATCCCTACTGCGTCTCCTGCATCAATCTGTGGGTGATCAAGCAAGCGGGCTTGCAGCCCATGCGCTTTTACATCAGGAAGCACGGCACGCACCGCGTGAGCCCGAGGCTTATCGTTCCTGGCACCCCTGAGATGCCGAGGGACTTGCACATCTAAGGAGGGCTGCATGCTCAAGCACTTTTACGTATACAGAGAATTCGCAGTGCGAATTCCCCTGACGTCGGTCAGGCTGTTCGTGTCCTTTGAGGTCATGCCCATCGCCCACCTGGGCGTGGGCGCTGAGGTGGGTTTGCGCCACGGCGTTCTTAGTGTTGACCTGCCACTCCTATTCCTGAGCACCGGCTGGAACGCGGAGCCCTTCCCGTTCGAGGTCAAGGGATGAGCGTCGATAACACTATCGTGGCCCTGGAGGAACTCTCCACGAAGCTACTTGCAGCGGAGAAGGCCAAGGCCGACGCGGAGAAGGAGCGCGAGGAACTGCGTCAAGCCTTCTTCGAGCTGGCAACTGCCATGGTTGGGGCGGACACCCGCTATAGCTACGACGTCAAGGCCACAGGCCGACGCTTGCAGCGTATCGTGGCGTTCGGCTCCCCGACCGTGCACTACGACCGTCTCGAGCTTGTTCTCCCATCCGAGGTGTTTCACCGTGTGGTGAAAACGCAGGAAGTGGTAACGACTACCTACGAGCTTCAGTACGAGGCCCTGCGCGACGCGGTCAACAACGAAGAGGTGACGCGGGAGCAGCTAGAAGCCTGTATCGACTCCGGCAAGGTCAGCTTCCGGCTCTTGCACACCAAGATCAAGGCGGGCGAACCTGAGCCAGAAACGGAACCGGAAACGAAACCCACCGATCTGCTGAGCGATCTCATCAAATGGTGATCTCAGCGTATCCCGCTGCGCTCAAGACCGCGACGGACATCGCGGGCGTGCTCCGGCGACTCCACGACAACCTGGGCGGGGGCACGTTTCGCTTTACCACGGTAGAGAAGCTCATCCGTGAGATTCTGTCCGACTACCCCGATCCCTACGACGTCACGTTCGTTCTGTTGCAGGCAATGGATGCGCGGGAGCTAGACATGGGCGGGGAGGTCTGGAACACCCTGGACGTGCGGGCCTACTCGCGCTTGCACTCCGACTACAAGATGCCTGCGGGCATGGGGCGCTACGCCTACTTGGCCTACTACGTGGCGGACGCCCATCTGCGCCAACTCTGCTATCTCCCGCTAGCGTCCTGGGAGGATGCAGTAGAGGCCGACGATACCCAGTCGGCAGCAGCGGCAAAGGCCGAGCTAGACAAGCTGTTGGAGGCCTTCCTTGGACAACCTTCCGCCCACACAAGTCGCTCCTGAAGTAGTTGAGCGGCTTCTTCTCTCCGCACTCCGGACGACGAGCGACCTGACAAAACTCCGGCGTGCAAACGTCTCGGCGGATTCGTTCTCCCAGCCTGCCTACCGCGATCTCTTTACCTACATCGAGCGGCGCATCTTGGAGACGGAACTGCCTCCGAGCGATAGCGAGTTGCTGACGATCTACCAGTTCACGCCGGACAAGACCGTCACCGATGTCGATTCCCTGGCGCGGACGCTACGGAAGCAGGAACTGATCCGCAAGGGGCAGTTCACGATGCAGGAGCAGATGACCGAGCTGTGGTATGGTGAGCCCGAGGACGCCATCGAGAAGGTGATCACGGGGCTCTCCCACCTGCAGGCGGGGGCGTCCGAGCATGTGGGCTACAGCGATGCGGGCGCGAGGGAGCGCCTTGCAGATGTGAAGGGCCGCAGCGAGATGCGGGCGCGCGGAGAGATCATCGGGATACCGACGGGCCTGCCGCTGTTCGACGAGACCGGCGTTGGCTGGGAACCCGCCGAGTTGATCACGATCATAGGCCGAAGCACCATTGGCAAGTCGTGGTTGTTAAACTTCTTCGCTTGCGTTGCCTACAACAACGGAAGGCGTATCCTTTACATCTCGCCGGAGATGAGCAAGCGAAAGACCGAATTCCGTATGGACTCCATTCTAGCACAGCTTAACGGCGTGACGATCAGCAACAAGGCGCTGATAAACGGCTCGATTGATCTCGAACTCTACGACAAGTGGCTGGGAGCCTTGAGTGGTGAGCACCGCTGGGTTACGGTGGACAGCACTGATACTCCATCAGGCAAGTTTGCTCTCAAGGATATTGCTGCGCTCGTTGCTGCGCACCGACCTGACATGCTGGTGATCGACGGCTTCCATCTCATTGGTGGCACCAAGGATGAGCAGTGGAAGGTCATCGCCGAGGCTGGTCAAATGCTAAAAGGGCTGGCCCAGCGAAACGGGATGGTGATCATCGTCGGCATGCAGGTCGTCCGCGAGGCAATGAAGGCGACTGGTGCGGAGCCCGATCTCCAGCACGGTGCCTATGGTAAGTCCTTGATGGAGGACAGCGACCGCGTTTTCGCTTTGGCGATGCCGCCGCGTCAGCAGCACATGCGCTACCTAAAGGTGCCTAAGACGCGGGACGGCGAGCCGATTACGATCCGTGTGCACCTTTACTGGGATGTAGACATCGGGGATATCCGGCAGATATCTGCGGAGGAGCTGCGGGAGGAGATGTCGCGCGATGCAGATTAACGTTCGCCAGGCAGTCAGGCGGCTAGGGCTCGACATCACGAGCGAGTCCGACAACGAGCTGATCGGGCTCTGTCCTTTGCATGACGACCACCGCCCCAGCTTTGCCATTAACACGGTCACGGGTGCCTGGACTTGCTACACCGGCTGCGGCGGGGGTGGCTTGCTCACGTTGGTGCAGCGCATCCTTGGGTGCAGCTACAAGACTGCACAATACTGGATCGACAGCGAGTCCAATGTGAGCACCATGCCAGAATCGCCCATCCTGACGGTGGGGGAGGAGAAGGAAGTCGTCGGCCCGCCGGAGTTCTTCTACATCGAGGGCAAGACACACCACTACATGATCGAGCGGGGCTTTACCCCTGACACACTCAGGGCCTGGAAGGTGGGCTGGGACTTGGCGCGGCAGGCGGTTGTCATCCCTGTCATCTGGGAGGGAGATACCGTTGGCCTGATCTATCGGCACGTGCCGCCGGTTCCGGAGGGCTACCCGAAGTACGAGTACACCCCTCATATGCCGAAGTCGCTCATCCTGTTCGGCTGGGATCACATCGACTGGTTGCAGGACGCACCTGTGATCTTGGTGGAAGGCCCCTTGGACGCCATGTGGATGCACCAGTGCGGCTTCCGCACAGCGGCGGCCATCCTGGGGATGTCCATGAGCAAAGCCCAGGCCGAACGGGTCAACGCACGAAGCCTGCGGGTTACGCTGTGCTTCGACCAGGACAAGGCGGGGCACGACGCGGCGAAGCGGGGCACCAAGTTGCTGCGGGGCAGGGCGGGTGTGGCTGCGTTGCCACACAAAGACCCCTGCGAGTGCACGTGCAGCGAAATCGCCGAATCCCTAGAAAAGGCGTCGACTTTGTGGGTGCCAGATGCTTGACTTGTTGGCGAGCAAGGCTTATGCTGTCCGTGAAGGAGGCGATGTCAGATGACGTTTGACAAGGCCACAGCACAGTGTAGGCCCTTTATCAGCTATTGGTGCAACGTGGCTCCCTCGATGGGGCTCGATGCCGACGACGTCGAGCAGGCACTGCTGATAAAACTCAACGAAATCGTCACGAAAACTCCCTATCTGAGCCATCCACTTCCTGTATACTTCAGGATGGTGGCGCGCAACTGCGTGCTCGACATGCATCGGTCAGCCCGCCGAAACGCGGGCCGCACCGCCCTGGAGGAAAGGGCCGAGTTCGTGCCTAGCAGCTCCTCGGAGCGCAACCTGGAAGACGCAGAGTTCCAGATCGATCTGGAGCGCGCGGGCCTGAGCAAGGACGCGATCCGGTTCATCCAGGTCATCTTAGAGAATGGCAATCGCGGTGCCCGCGCTGCATTCGACACCAAATCGGATCACCGGCGGTTCTACCGCGCCAGAGACGAGATTCGCAGATTCTTAGAAAAGCGAAAGGAGGCAACCCTTGCCTGTTAGTCATGGGCGCGAAGCCCTACAAGAGTATCTGAATAGGCAGTCGCAGGACTTTGGCCCTAGTCGCTATCTCATCTTGCGTGCGAGCGGGGAGGCCGCTAAGATCAGAGTCCTAACCGAGCAGACGGACTTTGTGGTGGGCAAATTCCACCGCTTGCAGATTCCCACGTCGACGGGGAAGTTTCGGGTAGGCGATCCCATCCTCTGCACGGAGGATGAGACATGCGAGGTTTGCGCCAGCATGAAGGATGACTCTGAGCGGGCGCGGCTTCTCTCTCTCTACTGGCTGTGGGTCTACTTCATCGACCACGTCACGCAGAACCCCTCTACGCGCGCCGGAACGAAGCCGTGGGAGCAGGTTATCTTTGGCAACCAGGTTTGCTATCGCGAGCCGGTCGAGGCCCCTCGGCTTTTGCTGGCAGGGTCACGCCTGGCGAAGGTTATGGACACCTATTACATTCGGCTGAACTCCATCACGGATCGCGATTACACCCTAGTCCGGTCGGGCGAGAAGCTGGCGACCGAGTATAGCTTTATCGCGGACGCTCCCGCCCCGTTCCGCGCTGACATCGCTAGCGTCATCCCGACGCTGGCTTCGCTGGAGGATGTAGCATATGGACGCACCGGAGACACCGACCCCACGGGAGACACTTCGCGAACGGCTCATGAAGCAGCCGCCCCCCGAAGGAGCACCCCCGCTGCAGGCGAAGACCTCGTCGACCTCGGCACCGACGCCGAAAGCACCCCCGCCGAAGACCCCGACCTCCGCTGGTAAGGCCCAGCCGGAGGCACCAGCAGACACGGCTGAGCAGGTTGTCCTGCCGCTCGAGGAGACAAAGCCTCGTAGTGTGGGGGAGTCTGTAGAGGAGGGCGCGAAGCCCGCGAACCCAGGGAAGTTCCCGTCGCACAAGCTGACGGCAGATGTGGGCGCGAAGCCAAACCCCGCGAGGTACCCCGATCTGCGAGTCGATGTTGATCTGGGTGCGACGATCCCTTCGGCCCAGTTCGGGAACATCCGGCCTGCTTTGGCGATTAAGGGCATCGACCCCTATGGCGATGTCGCGGCCCAGGTCAAGATGGCGCTAGACGCCGGAGTCATCGCGTTCGTGCGGATCAACGACACCATCGGTGAGCTGGTGGACGACAAGATAATCGAGTCCGAAACCGGCACGAGCCTGACCGAGCGCGTTGCCGCGCTGGAGGCATTCACGGAGAAGGCCAAGGTCAACATCAACACGATCGCGGCGATGGCGCGGAAGGCCGCCGGAGAATGATCTCCGCTCACTGTGATGTCTGCAAGCAGTCACGGACAATGACGCGTTTGCGAACGTGCAATGAATACACTGAGCCACCAGGCATCGCCTTGACGGGCGACTGCCGTGTCTGTCACACGAGCCGCAACTTCGTGGTCTCTCCGCGCACGTATGACGAGTTGGCGCGCGCAAGGAAGGTGAAGGATGGCCGAGGTAAAGTCGACCGACCGGCTTCGTGAGATACGAGAGACTGTGAACAAGAAGAGGAAGAAGAGCGTCCTCCTGTTCGGGAACGACTCGTCACTGAAGCTCAAGGAGATCAAGCTCGGGGTTCCCCCGCTGGACGACATGCTCGGCGGGGGGCTCGCGCGCGGGCGCTTCTACCTGGTGATAGGGCGCTACGCCGTGGGCAAGACCTACTTGACTCAGCTAGCGATCAAGGCGGCACAGGCGGCGAACTTGACGGCGGCCTACATCGACGCGGAGAAGTCCTACAACGAGGAGTGGTTCAGTAAGGTCGGCATCAACACTGCACACTTGCTGGTGGCGCAGCCTGGGAGGGGAGAGGACGCATTCGACATCGTCCTAGATCTAGCCAGGGAGGCAGTCGATCTGATCGTAGTGGACAGCCTCGCTGCGATGGTGCCTACCGCCGAGGCGGAAGAGGATATGGAGAAGATCGTGGTTGGCGGGCAGGCCCGTCTGATCAACGCGGGGTGTCGACGCCTACTCGATGCCAACACCCGCAGCGTGATCTTGTTCACGAACCAGACACGCCAGTCGATTGGTGGCCAGCGCCTGGGCGCGGGGGAGACCCTGCCTGGAGGCGTAGGGCAGCAATACTGGGCGTGGGGTATCATCCGCGTGACCCGCGAGGGCTGGATAACAGAGAAGTCACCGCGCAAGGGTGAGGATCAGCGCCGCATCGGATACAACATGGGCTTCCGCACAGAAAAGAACAAGCAGGCCCCGCCCTTCCAGCACTGTGCCATCCCGTTCTACTTCAAGAGCGGGCACCTAGAGCTGACGGCAGGGCTAGTCGACGTCGCTGTCGACCTGGGGCTGCTCAAGGGGAGGCCCCCACACTACGAGTTCGGGGATCAAAAGTTCTTCGGGAGGGCCAAGCTGATCGCTTGGCTAGATGAGAATGAGAAGGTCAAAGCCCATCTCTGGGACGCCGTCCGCGAGGCCCTCGAAGGCACGACGCCTGCAGGAGCCGCCGCCGACGGAGATGACGAAACCGCAACAGAGACTGATTAGTCTCATCAGTGATCTCGGCTACGTAACGGTCGCCGAGCAACCGGCAGGGGTGTACTCTTTGGATATCTACCTGCCGGAACTCCACTGTGCCGTCGAATACGACGGGCCGAGCCACTGGACTACACGGGATATTCGGCGGGATGACTGGCTGTGGGAGACGTTCGGGATACATACCCTTCGCATTGACGCGGAGATGATGGCGGACGAGGGCGCGCTGATCGAGTACGGACTCAAGCCCTTCTTCGCGGGGGCACTGGAGGATAGGCTGCGCGAGCGAAGGCAGCGCGCAAAGGAGAACGGCTGGAATGGCTGAGGGCGGCTTGCTCGGCCTGATGCGCAGCCTCGCGGCGAGCGACTGGCTGACGCCGGTTATGGACGAGTTCTTCAGTAAGCGCCAGCCGGAGGATTGGTGGGCACCAAGCTGCCATCTCCACCCGTCCGGCGCGGTCGATCCGTGCCAGCGTAGCATCCAGTTTGGCCTTCTGGGGCACAAGTCTGCCGTGGAGGCCCGCCTGGGGCGCATTTTCGACAACGGCAAGTCTATGCACATCCGCTGGACTGCCTACTTCGCTGAGCAGGGAATGCTTCGGGCGTGGGATATCAAGCTGACGATGCGCGACCCCTTGATGGTCGGCGGGACAGCAGATCTCATCGTCCGGCGTCCTACCGATCTCAAGAACGAGCTACTCCTGGGCGACCTGAAGAGTATCTCAAGCGGCGGTTTCAAGCGACTGCCGCCCCCAGGTGACGGGCGCTCGAACCTCTACAGCCTGGCGAAGCTGCACCCTAAGTACGTCGGGCAGTTGCTGACCTACCTGCGGGCGTGCCCGATCAAGATGGACGGGTTCTTGCTGTTCGAGGACAAGGACACGCAAGAGTACAAGACCTACCTGATCACCTACGACGAGGCTATGTGGCGCAAGCTGCTGGCCAACGCGGAAGTCGCGCAGGTCGCGTGTGTCGAGGGACGGCTGATCGAGGCTCCATTCTTGCGGAGCCACCCGACCTGCCGTGCCTGCTGGCATCGTGAACTCTGTTTTCGCCTTCAAGGCGGCGATGCGGCTGCGGCTCAGGAGATCACGCGCAGACTGAAGAGGGCGAAACGATGAGTGAGTTGGCGTGATGCAGGCCATTGCGTTTCCGGTTACGAAAAGAGGCTAAAAGCGATGCGCGCAGATGTTGGTTGGAGCTATCAAGACGCGGTTCGCCATGCCGAGGAACTACTCAAGAAGAGTGGGCTGCCGCTGCCGAAACGACCTGCCGGTCTCGCGGAGGAGTACGAGTGGCCTAACGACGTCACAGCACTGACCTCGACCCAGCTCGGGCAGCTTATGGGACGGCTGTCAGGCTGGCAGGGCTACAGTACCAGGCTGCTAGGGATGGCAGCAATTGACCTACACGCGTTCGAGACGATATACGATCTCCTCCTGGGGCGTGCCATGGGTAAGCTCTCCAGCGAGAAGCGCCAGGTCAAGGAAGTCCTCAAGGCCGTGTCGGTTGACAGCGACCCTATTCTGACAAAGCTGACCCGCGCGCTGGTCACGAAGAAGGCGGCGGTGGAGGCCCTCCAGATGCAGGTAGAGATCTACAAGCAACACTGGCTCGCCCTCAGTCGGGAACAGGCACGGCGGGCAGACGAGATCAAGGAGCGGAGCCTTGTGGGAGG